CAAAGTCAAAATACTGATACCATCCTTATTGAAATAAATATTAACATCATTGAGAATATCCTTAAGAACTTCAAATACAGCCTTTACCGCCGTAGCCTGAACAGTCTTAAACTTCATTATATTTTACGTGTAAAATAAACATTCTTTTTAACTGACCTTTTTGTTTATTTTATCCTGAAGTTCTGGTGTCATTGCAGGCTGTAAGGCCATTCCATAATTATTTAAATTAAACAAATTTCCCCCTTCTTCGTCTCCTCCCTCAAGTGAACAACACCCACTCCAGCCGCCACCCACTTGACAATGGGATATTTCTTCCGGTGGTATAAGAGATTCTAACCATTTTTTACACTCTTGACCTACTAAAATCTGTTTTTTATTTGTAATTATGGTTGGGACACTTGTGACATACTGTTTATAATCGGGTGGTAGACCATGTGTATCAACACAGTGGAGTCGTGTAATTTGTTTTAATTCTTCATGAGAGTTCAACAGGTCCAATACATTTCTTGAGTGTTTGCATTTATCACTGTATATCAGCAGAGCCATTTATTATTATTACTATTTCATCTTTTTTTTGTAAAAAAAAATTAACGCATAGTAATAATAATGAATAAAGATATCCTTGTCGTATTAGGTGTAGTTGCTCTCTTATGTCTTGCCACCTCAAAAGAAAAATTCACTGAAATTTTTGGTCTAGCTGGATACTCAAAACCAATTTTAGATGTAGAAATTAACAAAGAACTGAGTGGTGTAGAATACTCACAGTATGATGAAAAGCAGGCTCATGTATCACCTGATACATTACAGGAGATTATATTTACAATACAAAGATACATGGAAAGCCAGGGCGTGGATTGGACATACGCAATTGAAACAAATGACGTTAAAAAATTTGTAAATAAAACTGATCCAAGCAAAGTTGTTTATAAATGTAGATTTATGTTTATGTATACAAAAGGATTTCCATTTGGTTTTGGTGTAACAGCAGACATCATGATGGCACCTAAACCAACAGTTATTGGTATCCAGACCCAACCAATGGCTAATCAAACCAAACAGCCTATTTCACCATTTAATGCGGATCTTAATGACAATTTTGTGAATTATCAACAAATTGTAAAATCTATGTAGTTAGTAAAATATGATTATTGATATCGACAAAATAAAACAGATTGAAGAAACACGAAAAAAAGTAAGAAAAGAAATTTACACTAAAATTTATGAACAATTTTCAAGAAAAATCATGTATGCAGTACATAATAATCAAAAACAAGTTTTTTTGACTGTTCCCGGATACATGATCGGATATCCAGTTTTTGATAGAAATCTTGCGACAAATTATCTCAAAAGACAACTTGAGCGCAATAAATTGAAAGTTATTCAGATTTCAGATTTTGAATTTCATGTTTCATGGGGAAAGAAAAAAAAGAAAGAAAAAGAAAAAAAAACTGTCGATTTAGATGACGATGAAAATTTTCCATCATTGATTAACTTAAAAAAAGCTGCATCAAAATATAGACCTGCGTAATTATTATTTTAGTTTTTTATATGTGTAAAATAATAATGGATAATAATAATCTTAATATTTTGGTTGAAGCAAAGAAAGAGTACATGGAGCAGCTGGGATTACTGATGTGTCCACTTATGATTCAAACATTTTTGGATCTTTATGAAGAATCTTATCAAATGGCTAAAGGTCGTCAGGCTTTAAAACAATACCAGAAACTTCTAAAAGAGGTCCCAAATTGGAATAATCATATAGTAAAACAACATACACAAAAACTAACAGACTGTTGTTCATGGTTTAGTGATTTATTGGCCGCAGTGTTTGTAAGTAATGTTAAAATTTTATCATCCGTTCGACTTAACTCACAGAATAAGAAAATTCAGATTAAATTGCCGTCCAATGAAGTATTTGTTCATGGTTGTTATGTAGCAGCAGCGAAAGATTTGTACAAAAATCCGTTTATTTACCACGAAGATAATACAGAACACGAACGTGACACCGATTTAACACCTCGATTCAAGACGTCTATAGAATCTACAGTAAAAGACATGATACCAGTCCAACAAATTTTACATACTTATATTTCTCAAGGTGAATCGATGGAAGATAAGAAAATTGATTTTGACAATGAAGAACCACAAGACACAGAAGACCCAGATGTAAATGAAGAAGGTGGAGAACCGGAGCCAGAGCCAGAGCCAGAGCCAGAGCCAGAGCCAGAGCCAGAGCCAGAACAAACGGAAGAAGAACCGAAAAATATACCTGTTACATCTTCTCTTTTAACACCAACTCCACCACCACCGACAGAGACAAAACAAAGCGAGGACAAGGACGAGGACGAGGACGGGGATGTACTTTTCCCCCGGGCTCCGGAATAAAAAAAGAAAACCTTAGGTAATTATAAAAAAAACAAAAAAATGGATATTAGCGAACAGTTAAGAGATCCATTTGGCGCTGCAGTAATTGCTGGTGTTATTACTGCTGGTTATATTCATTTGAAAGCAAAAATGAATAACGAAGGTGTATTACCCACAAGTTCTTATACCAAACCAGCCATTCTTAATGCTCTCATGGTATACTTTATTATTTCAGGTGGTTTAGGAGCAAAAGAGAAAATATCATTAGATCCATTTTAAAAACTTAAAGACAATAATCCAATATATTTTAATACTACCTATGACTTCTGTAACAGCTTTTAATGATATGATGCTGCAGTTTCTGTGTGAGCTCAAAGATACTTTTCCAGAAGAAAAAGCGATCAAAAAATATGCTGCATCATTTGATATTATGAGGAAATCAAACCCGCGAAAATGTGTAGAGGTTTATATGGCCGAGATTGGACCATTTTCACAGCGTGTCACATCAAAAGACGAGACTTTGCTTGATGAAGAAAATCTTACATTTCTAAATGACATAAACATTAAAAAGCATTGGACATCTGAATTGTCTAATAATACAAAAGATGCTATTTGGCAATATCTCCAGACACTTTATATGTTGGGTACAACAATTACAGCATTTCCAGCCGAAACACTTGGCATGATTGAGAGTGTTGCTAATAGTATGGCTCAGAAAATCTCAGATGGTGGCGATGGTACTACTCCAGGGGGACAGCTTGACGAGGCTGCACTTATGAATAGTGTACAAGGACTTCTCGGAAATCTGGGAAATCTGGGAAACATGGGTAATTTAGGTAACCTTTTGGGTGGGGGTGGGAAGTAGAAAAAAATTTTTTAATAAAAAAAATTTTTTAATAAAAAAAAATAAATAAATACTAAATATAAAAGAATACTATGAGTGAAGAAGTTTGGTTTAATGATCCTAAACAACTATTTAGGAGTGATAGAATTTTACAATTTTGGCCGACAAATAATCAATCGTCGGCAGAAAGAGTAAATTCAGCAACACGGTTTATACTTTATTCCACGACTCTTTTATATTTACTACGTAGAGATGTTAGAATTATAATTTTAGGTTTAATGATTATCAGTGTCCTTTATGTACTGTATAAAGGTGATATGGTAAGCGAAGGTGTTGTCCGCCCAGTTAGGTCTGGAATACATGGTTCGGGCTCATGCCAACTCCCAACACCAGAAAACCCAATGTCAAATTTTTTGTTAGGTGATAAACCCACGCGCCCACCAGCATGTTTTTATCCAACTGTAAGTGACCAAGTGAAAGAATATTTAGACGATACAATTCCATATGATTGTGGACGTTCACGATGTTCTTTACCAAAATATCAAAGAAATGTCGCAGCAAGACAATTTATTTCAAGTCCAGTAACTACAGTAGTCAATGACCAAACTGATTTTGCCGAATGGTGTTACGGGAAGAAATTTAGCCCAATGTGCAAAGACGGTGACAATTCAGTTTGTAATCCAGATGCTCGTGGTGTACAGTTGGAAGCATTTGCTGGTTTGGATCCATCAGGGGATATGAGAACCGGGATGTCTCGAGGTGGAAGAGGGCACGGAGTAACTTCTACATAAAAAATAAAAATAAATTATAATAATAATAAAAATAAAGAAAAATGGCGTATTTACTTCAACCAGGATTAGACATTGTAGAGAACCCAGCTGTTCCTCCCAAATGTGCCACTGACGAAGTTTTTGTTTATCCTCAACCAAGTAACTTAAATTACTGTTGCAGACCGAATACAGCACTTTATGGGACTGCTCCTTACATGGCAGGTAAAGGCGCCCCCGCCAATTTAGTTATGGTTGCCGATGAACTTAGACCTCAGAGTACATCTAAATTTAATACAACTTATGTTAACACAACGAAGAAAAACACTTTTCCATGGCAAGATATGAAATGCAGTGTTCCTCTCCGAACCATTAGCTGGGAACCACAAAGTACACGAGCTGAATTACAAAATAGTTTTTTTGACCAAAGATATATTCAATAAAAAAATAAATTAATAAGTTATAAAATAAAATGGCCGATCCATTATCCATAGTTGCTATTATAGGTCTCGCTTTAGCTGGCCGCAATTTAAGTATGAAACATGAAATCCCACAAGGCGCACCGCGCCAGCAGACGCAACAAGCTCCACAGGCTCCACTTCAAAATGATAATATGACAATAATTACAAACTCCTTATCAGGACATACTACAAATGATTTAGGTGTATCAGGTCTTGGGACACAACTTACCCAAAAAACAACGCCTCCAAATTTCGCTGACATTGTACCAACTGCCACAGCTGATCCACATGGCATGCCAGTACAAGATTTTAGAGACCGCCCATATGTAAGTGGTCAAATGAATAATTTAACACCTGTCCAGAAACAATTAGTTGGTCCAGGTTTAGGATTAAGCGCGGACGTTCCTGCTTATGGTGGTTATCAACAGTTGTTTCGTGTAAATCCTAATAATGTCGGTGCCTATAAACTCACAACTTTACCAGGACGCGTTGCCCCGGCTGGTGATATTACCGGTGGTATGCCAGGTAAAGTCGGTCAGTTAACCCACAATGCACCATCTACCGTAGCATTTTTACCTTCACGTCGTCCAAATGTTGAAGGACGTGGACAAGAACTCACATCAATGACATGGAGAGGAAAACAAGAAAAAACTAAACGCCAAACAAATCGCGCAGAAACTACAATGCGCTCAGATGGTTTAGAATATGCACCAGCGAAAAGTATAGTTTCCGCTTTGACACAGGCCGAAGATCCAACGAGAAATAAAGGAGATTTGAATACCCAGGAATTTTATCATGTAGATAATCCTACACCAGGTATTGCTAATTTTATTGGCGGCTACACAAATGCACCAGGAAGTGAATTATTGGCTCAAAAGCCACAAGGTAAAGGCGCAAGCTACTCACCTGCACAATTAGAAGCTTATGGTTTTAGACCCGATGAAAGAAGAGGTAAGAAAAACAGAAAAGGTAATGCGGGGAGAATGAATGTCAGAGCGGGGCCACTTAACGCGAACGGAGCTATAACCTCTGTACGCAAAGATTCCAATAAATATGATGGTAGAGTGAACCCAGTTGCTGGTGGTTGGACTCAGAATTATGTACAGAGTGAATTTTATCAATTAAATCCTTACAAAGGGCAAGAAAATCCACGAACTTCAAACAGAGGTCTTAATATAGCCAAAAAACAATTAGCCAATAATCCACTGGCTCACACGATTTCTTGAATAAGTTTGAATTTGTAACTTCCGACAATTGTATACATATATTCTTCGTCTTCCATACAAAAATCAATCATCCCAGTATTAAGTTGAACAGTCACCATATCATACACATCACCACATAATAGATTCTTATTGATATTGATTTTGAGAGTTGCATACATCAGTGTAATTTCATCATGATCAATATCATGAATTTCATAATCGGAAAAGAGCGAATTAAGCATACTTACCTTACTTAAGTATATAATCAATTTATTTTTTATATATATTTATTTATCAATACACTAAAATGGAATATATTTTGGATATTGACAGCAGTGAGAGAGATCCATTGAAATATACATCTCCAAATGATTATGTAATAAAATTAAACAGGCGAATGTATAATGTGACCAACATTAAACTCGTCAGCGCTCTTATTCCAAATAGTCAGCTTTTAATTAACAAAGGAAACAAACAGTTTGCTGTCGGTGAAATTTCAGGTGGAATAAATGTTGCTGTTTTAACAGAAGGAACATGGTCAAATGGGTATGATTTTGCTTCAAATTTAACAGATTCATTGGTCGGTAAGAATGACGGTAATGACATATCAGTAGCATACGAACAAAATACACAAGCTTTAAGTTTTACAAGTTTTTATAATTTCTCATTTGATTTTTATAACGGGAGTAATGGATTCATAACAAATTCAAACGTTGGAACACCCGCAGAAATTTTAGGATTTCCTTTCGCCAATACAACACCAGCCACAACTTTGGTTTCAAAAGTAGTTAACTTTCATGGGCCAAATTCTATAATTTTGGGTCTGTCGTGTGGTTCGTCTGTATTTGACAAGATGGTGTATATGGATGGTGGAGAATTTAGTTTCGGTAATACCTACAACGACGTTCCCGTTACACAGCCGTTAAAAACTACCTATATGGGACGTATTCTTACAAGTGGTAAAACTGGAGACATGTTAAACTATAACGGACGAGACGACCCAGTTGACCACCGGTTCTATAAAGGGACTGAAAAGAGCATTGATCGATTGCGTGTTAATTTTTATTATAACAATGGATCAAAACTGATTCCTTATGATTTTGGTAACCGAAATCACATTTTAAAATTTGAATTTACATGTTCTCTGGATAAATTTAATACTTTAGAAAGAAATGTCACTCCAACTGCATTACCGCCTCCTGTTGAAATCCGAAGGAAGGAACGAATGTCTTATAAACAAAAACAAATGTTTATTATAATTGCTGTTGTATTATGTGTTGGTCTTCTATTGTTATCCATGTTTAAACGACCAACTGTAGTGGTTTCTTAGCGAGACACGGCGTAGACGGGCTGGGGTGGCGCCTCGATCTTCACTGAGGATACACGGCGGAGCAGCATAAATACCACGATTGATAGCAGAGTGGTCAGCAAAGCTGTAAGTGTGTAGTACATACCACCGTTCTTTGGTACGTTAACGACCTGTGCGATAACAAAACGAGCTACATCCATCCACGCGATAGCTGAAGCAAAAGCAAATCCACCAACCAGAGCATTCAGTGATTGAGATTCGAGCTGAACACCAACTGTTTTAGCTTGTGCACCAATTTGTTTGACAGCGTTCATAGTTTTTTTTATATTATAATTCAAGAAAATTATTTTTCATAAATATAATTAGTTTCTTCCTGAAGAATACATTTATATTCTTTCTTGGGTTTTGATTTTTTATAAACTATCGGGATTTTCTGTTCTGTCGCTGACTCTGTCTCTGACTCTGTCTCTGACTCTGTCTCTGACTCTGTCTCTGACTCTGTCTCTGACTCTGTCTCTGTAACAGTGTCGGTACCGGACTCTGAAACCGTATTATATTCTGAAGAATTGATATAGCTATAATCTTCTTTTTCCCAAGGTACTGGTTCATCAAAACCTAACGTATTTACACCTGCATATTCTTTCTCAAACATGTGATGTGTTTATTTATTCATTATTTTTATTTACAGCATCCTGAAGCATTTTTTCAATGGGTGAATGTGGTTCCCATTCATCCCATGTATCATAGGCCTCGTTTATTTCATTCATCAGCTCATCGTCTCCTGTATATCTGACAAAACAATGTTCCTCGTCCTCTTCTATGACTTCTATTTCATCTTCTTCGTCTGACGATGATTCTTCATTATAAATTTCTGGAAATAAACTTCCTGAATGTTTTCCTACCATTGTTCGTGCGCAATATCTCATTGCGTATTTCATATCCTCACCAGTAATAAAATCTCTACCACATGCATTGGCGTATTTACCTGCATAAATAGCGGTTGATTCCATTACTGGAGTAATTACATTGATAGCTGCTTTAACCATCTGTGCTGCATAACTTCCTTCTTCAAATAAGTTTTCCATTATAATTAATTAATCAGAATTAAAATTAAATATAACTCCCGCAAGACCATTCTGAACTCTGAGAACGTTAAAATTAACTGCGTATACAGAAATAGTTCGATTTTCAGTATTGGCTGTCGTATTTATATCTAAAAGTTTGTTTGTTATTCGACTCATATTAATCTGTCCCGTTGGTAAATCATTTTCTGGATCTAAAGCAAAACTATACACATAAAATCGTCTGTTTGGTCCGCGGGTATGTGAAAGTAATGGCTGAACACCTCGAAGGTATACAGCATCGGCAACTTCGCTTGGAATATTTGTTTGACCATTAAAATCCAAACGTAGATTGTTCAGTTGTTCATACAATGGAGCACTTAGATTCTGTGCATTATCAAAATTAAACCAATCGTTACCGGTCACTACATTTGATTCAACAACATTATCATTTTGGATAACGAAAAATAACTCTTTCACTGGATTCAAGAATTGTAGTATAACTTGTTTACTGGTTAGATTTGCGTCTAACTTAAACCGAGACACTTGAAGTTGTGAAATAATGTAGTCAATTCGTGTATTGCGAAAATAGTTGAGTTCGTCGTCCGATAAATAAACATACTCTGTCACCATAGTTAAATTTTCAATAACGGGTGTGGTTTTCAAGTCTTCAAAACTATATGGATTGGAATTGATATTTACAATTAAATTTTTCCAATTTCTAAATTTAACTCGAACCTGAACTTCTTGTTTATCTATAGCTGATAACGGAATACTTAAACTATCATGTCGGAAAAAATAAAATGGTAAAGGAATCATCAAAATTCTTGGGTAAGCGCCATAATAATCACTAGTTACAGCAGCGTGTGTCAGTGGTGCGGCTGGCCCTAACCCAGTTTTTGTTCCCGTTTTGCCGACCAATAGTTCAAGACCTTGTTGTTGTGAATCACTCACAGCAACATCTGAATTAAGTTCCATATATTCACCCGTAATTCTTTCCACAGTCTGACCACCAATAATTAAATCGGCATATTCGATTAAAGCATGACCAATCGAATCTGTGTAACCAACCGGCTGTAAAAATTCAGCTGGTTTATCTAACACGACAGACACATTTTGATCAACCGTAATTGTTGTGTCTGTTACAGCTGTCACCTTGATGTTATCTTTGTTAAACGAGTAATCTATACCACCCTGATTTCCTGCGAAATAACAACCGATTGTTATACCAGTAGCATCATTAACAGTAATTGTTTTTGTATTTACTAAAGTTGCTGCTATAGTCGTTTCTATTAAAGGATATCCAAAACTCGATAAATTAACCTTGACGTACATGTTACGAATAAGGTCACCTTTTCTTGGAATAAAACATTCATTGAGTTCTCCAAAACTATTGGCTTCTTTAATAAATCCAGACTGAAGAGTTTCTAATGCAAATTTCGTATGTCTCTTAAATTTTTTAAGAAAATATGTGATTTGGGGATCACCAGTTAAAAATTCATCCTGTATACCCACACTCGCAAGCTGAATACGTCCTCTCGACATTATTTAATATTATATGCGAGAAAAATCATTAAGTATATTTTCAAAGTAATACAATAAGAATAAATATGAATATTCAATTGAAAAAATTCAAGCCTGAGAACATGGGTGATGATAAAGTTTGTGTTTTCATCGGCAAAAGAGGAACAGGAAAATCGACTTTGGTTACTGATGTTTTGTATCACAAAAAACATATACCAACGGGAGTTGTAATGTCAGCAACAGAAGAGGGTAATCACTACTACAAAGAATTCATTCCTGACCTGTTCATTTATGGTGATTATGATAAAGAAGCAATCGAAAGGGTTCTCGAAAGACAAAGACGAATAATTAATGCAGGAAAAAAAAGTTCATCTTTCATCTTGCTTGACGACTGTATGTACGATAGGAAATTTATGAAAGACACGTGCATAAGACAATGTTTTATGAATGGTAGACACTGGAAACTATTTTTCATGTTAACAATGCAGTACTGTATGGATTTATCACCTGACTTACGAGCAAATGTTGATTATATTTTCATTTTGAGAGAAAATATTGTCCAAAACAGAGAAAAATTATATAAATCTTTTTTTGGAATTTTTCCAAATTTTCAGATGTTTAACCAAGTCATGACAGCATGCACAGAAAATTACGAGTGCCTCGTTTTAGATAACACTTCCAAAAGTAACAAAATCGAAGATTGTGTATTCTGGTACAAAGCAAAACTACGAAAGAATTTTAAAGTTGGTTCTCCGGCCATTTGGGCATATCACAAGAAAAATTATAATCCAAGACACGACCCAACGATGAAAGGAGGAAATCCAAATAATGTACAACAATCCGGTCAAAGAAAAACTTCTGCACTTACAGTAAAAAAAGTAAGATGAAACTCGACGTGGCCAGGCGCCCGCTCATTGGGTATGTCATTCTGATGCTATCCAAACTCTATAACACCCATTTCATTTCGGTGGCGTCTTTAAAAGAAGAAAGAGCAATTTCAAAGACTGACGCCGATCACAAAAATACTGAAATTTACCAAGTATGAGGATTTTTTTTTCTAATATTATAATATAAAAAAAAAATGAGTGCGATTAAACTTGGTGGTACAAATGAATTTAAGAAAAAACAAACAGAACTATTTAAAAAATTAAAAAAGGAACAGAAACTTAGAAATAAATTGTCAAACAATTTATTGAGATATTTGAATAACAGCAGAAATTGGCGAATTGAATTTGTTCCAAAAGCAAGAATTACGCAAGCTAATTTGATAACATTGAAAAATATAAGAAACAGACATATTGAGGCTATCAAAACAGCAGACTGGTTTCATAAAATACATGACAAAGAAGATTTTATTCGCTATGAGTTACGCAGTAAATCCACCAATTACATTGGACATTTAATTGAGATGGCAGAGAAAGAGCTTGCACGTAAACCCCGCGTCCCCAGTCCCTCTGTGGCCAAGCCACACCTGACCGTGATGGGGGCACCGCCCCGTGTCCGCAAAACTCGTTCAAACAAAGGGATCAAACGCGGTCCACGTCCCTCTGTGGCTCTCCCTGCGGTGCCACGCCTGACCGTGATGGGGGCGCCGCCCCGTGTCCGCAAAACTCGTTCAAACAAAGGGGTCAAACGCGGTCCACGCAAAGCTAAAGGTTAAACAACAAGATATTTTTTTTACCAATTCATAGGGTGTACGGAAAGGGCCCACGAGCAGGGACAGTCAAACTCATCTCTGGAGCAGAACAGCCGTATGGGTGGGATTCTGGTGAACAATTGTGCCATGTACTTGCGAGGCGATAACCAGGTGGGTCTATAGCAGTCTGTGCGCCAGTTAAAAACGCCTGGAAACCGTAGGCCCTGTCGGTCAGTGTACTACCTCCACCCGGCCCCGGAGCACCTACAGTACCTCCCGCACCACCCCAACTGGTCCCACCGGATGTAGTCCCGGACCCGCTTGCTTGGTGACCACCTGAAGTTGGTCCCAGAAATTCAGTTCTTGGTGAAATAAAGGATAAGATAACAATGCAGACAATTAAGAAAACTACGCAGTGTAGTGACTTTTTACAGATTTTTTTAAACATCATTTTTATTTTATTAATATATATTATTAATAAAATAAAAATGATGTTCAAAAATGAAGTTTTTACTTCTGTAAAAGCTGTACTTGTTTCTGAGGAAGAAAATAATATATCTGAAATAGATCTTGATATTTCCTCAGAAAAAAGAGAAATTTTTAAAATTTTAAAAGGTCCCGCAACTATTATTGGGCAGTGTTATGATACAAATGTTGTAGCAATGAAATGCAGACACGAAGAATCATTTTTTGAATTGATGAAAAATCGTAATACTTTACCTAAACCATTCCATGAAGAAACTGATATTGTGGGTCCAATACTTCTTGTTAGAATGAACGAGCATGCATTACCAGAAGATTTTACGGTTTCTGAATATACTGTTATGAAAAATTTATTAAAAATTATAGTCTAAATATATTTAAGAAATCATGAAGTTCGTCGAAGGAAATATTGGTTCAGGTAAATCGACTTTTCTAAAACTTTTACAAGAGAATGGACACCGAATTATTCTCGAACCAGTCAATGAATGGTGCAATCTACTAAACAACAATGGAAAGAATCTACTGGAAGAGTTTTACGGAGACCAAGAAAGGTATGCCTACACATTTCAATCAATTGCATTTCGCACACGAGTAAATAACCTAAAAAATTACAATGGTGAACTTGTTGAGCGTTCTATTTTCACAGATAGAAATGTATTTGCAAAAACATGTCACGAAAATGGAAAAATGAATGACATTGAATGGACCGATTATTGTTTATGGTTTGATTGGTTAGCCGATACATTTAATATCAAGCCTACAGGATTTATTTATTTGAGAGCTAACCCGGAAATAAGTTACGAGCGTATTAAAAAACGATGCAGACCCGGCGAAGAAACAATTCCATTTGAATATTTGAAAACACTTCATCTTAAACACGAGAAATGGTTGATGAACGAACCAAATGTACTTGTTCTCGATGTAAATGATGAATTTGAAAATAATCAAGAAAAAATAAATGAAATGTGTGAAAAAGTGAAAAATTTTGTGTTTTCAAGCTAATAATATTGTAATTCTTCTGAACAAATTATAATTATTTTGTGCTGCAGAATTTTTTTTTTATTATACAATTATTCTTGTGTTGAGAATGCTTTGCGGCACATGGGGCAATTTGCGGTTTTAATTGTCCAACTACATATACAGTCTTTACAGATTAAATGATCGCATTTTGGCATTTTTACACTTTTTTTATTATTGTAACAAATTGGACACTCAATAATATTTTTTGATTCTTTGAAAAATAAATCAAAAAATGTTTTCAGTGTATCTTCTTTATTTAGTAAATGAAAATCATCGCGGTCGTGTATTTTTGAAGTAATTAAACAAGAAAGGGGATTACTTAATTTAAATGTATATAGACAGCGCCCGTAAAGACATATGAAATTGAATATTTTATCTGGTATTATTTCATTATTTTTATCGGTGTCACACCATACATTAATTATATTTTGTTCGCGGTGAATACCACAAACTGAAAATGAAGTATCGAAGCAATTTATATGATATTTAGAATTATTTTTACATCTAAATCCTGAACGAGTTTTTCCATAACATTTTATAGTTTCCATTTTAAATTTTAAATTTAAATAATATTTTGTTTTTAATTATTTTCGTTGGCTGACTCTGACTCTGACTCCGACTCCGACTCTGACTCCGACTCCGACTCCGACTCCGACTCCGACTCCGACTCCGACTCCGACTCAGGTTCATAACCAGGATCTGAATCAAACTCGTAAATTACGAATCCCACTCCGTTATCTACTTTCTCGTATCCAGCAACTTCTTCGTTGTCTGTGTTGTAATATCCGCATATATTTTCTTCTGTAATTTCGTATTCTTCATTTTCATAATTATATAACCGTTGCTCACCCCACCTTTTTTTAGTTGGGGCCATATATTTTACTTTGATTTTTTTTTCATCATCTTTGTGTGTTATTTTTGCAAGTGCAACCACTTGGTTTTCCATCGCTACGTCAATTAGTTGACCTATCATTTTTATTATATTATCAATTCAAAACTTTAATTGTTTAAACAATAGTACCCGCAAAATGTATCATAATTATAACTTCCATAATCACGATTTGTATATTTTGGATCTATTATGTGATTATTTTTACTATCAGTTTTAGAAACATCTTTATTTCCTCTTTTGTGACTCCATGTTTCATCATTACCATGTAAACGGTAAAAATGAAAATCCTTTTTATTTTTATCCAAAACAAGTGAAATAGAATGCGAACATCCGATAGGTTGAGTATTACTTTTTATTATATCTGGATAATCACTTTTTAATAATGTATCAAAATGTGAACATGTGTAATTATTTTTATCTATTTTTCTGCCATTTGTATCACCAGGTTCTCTCTTTTTTTTTAAATTTTTATCTGGTTCATCTACTGCATATGAATAACAATTATTAAAACTCTTAAAATTTTTTGAATTCCATGGATGTGTAGAATAATTAGATTTTTTAGTTTTTAAAACTAAAACTAAAACTAATACTATAAAAAATACTAAATATTTTATTTTAAATTTCATTATTTTTAATTATAGCCAAGAATTATTTTTTTTATGAAAGTGAGAGTTATGGGTGGTCAGTTAAAAATAAAACTAATCTATATTATAAAATGCTATCAGTTGGAGAAAAACTACAAGCGTCATTTGTAAAAAATGAATTCCCTGATATCGAGACAATGACAGCGTTTAATATAAATAGTGTCACAGAATTTACCAAACTCAAATCAGAAAAATTAAGTATTAAGCAACTCAATAATATTGCTAAAATTGACAAAGATTACAAAGAGTGTGATAATTGCAGATACACGACAATAACGACCCAAAAATATTGTGAAAACTGTACGATGATTTTTAACGAACTTAAAATTATAAATCGATAATTAAGTATAAATGGATATTTTCTTTGTGGTTTTGTAATTGGTGCGTCAATTTGTTATTGGCTTAAACGTAAAAATCTTAAAAAAGTTTAATGACTTATCCGATCGTTTCGTGTAACATGAGTAAGAGCATCCCGTCGCTTCTGCTGTTAAAAGTCGCAGAAGAATGCACCGTGTGTTAATAATGACTGTATTCGGTGCGCAGAAAGGCGGTTGATCCGCCAACTTCTTAGAAAAAGTTTAAAACATGGTGTGAAGAGTCACAATTTCGCCAAATGGCTTCATCGTAAGTATGGAACTTTAGTGATATGGCGGCACCGTAAAGATGGAGTGATGGGGAATGCACTGCCGTGTGTAATTTGTAGAAAAGCAATGGAGAAATATAATATTCAGTGGATAGCTGGGATCGGCGGTGATGATATGTGGGTCAATAGTAAAAACCCAGAAAATTTGCCACCGTCGATGCCAACCAATAAGCAACGTAGATATATCTTCAAAAAAGGAAAAAATACTTAAACATTTAGGGTGTTTATATAATATGAATGACACGAACTCATATTTTAAACAAATTGAGTCAGAATCTGTATGAGACCATCAGGTCTCTTGAACTTGCGCATCAACGAACATTTGACACACACGAATTAAAAATAATAATTCAAAACTACTCCAAATTGTAAAAAAAAATGTGTTTGCAAGATTTTTTTACAATTTTGAAAAAAAAGAAATATGAAGAACTTTCTTCAATTTGTGATGAAAGTGATGAATTTAATATTTTGAGATGTTCGTATATATGGGCAAACAAGATAGCAATCAAAAATGATATTAATGAAGTCAGAATTGGAAAGGATAGAATTATTTTTGCCAATGATGAATATTTCAAGTTTGATTATATGCTACAATTTATACGCAAGTGTGAGAATATGTTAACCATAATTGCATTAGGTTTTGTGAATGACGCCGAACAACTAACCGAAGCCGACGCAAAATGCGCAATAAATCTTAAATTTACAAGTGAAAAAAACTTGGACAAATTTATAAATGATTTACATAAACATATTTTAATTTATAAGAGGTATGACACATATGATAAATCGGTCTTGAAGTTTAAAAATTTCAATAGGTAGGGGTGAATTAAATAAAGATGGTTAAGAAAAGTAAATAGAAAACGGATGGCTGGGCACCATGTATAGAATTCCTTTTCAAAATCTATATAATTCTATAGTGTAATTAAAAAATAAATGCGTTTAGTAAAGATAGATGGACGATCCCAAAGTACGCAAGAAACGCCAAGCAAATATTAAGAAAAAAGACAAAGGTAAAGAAATTTATAATCAAAAAACGATTAGAATTAAGGAGGGCTACACTTCTTCCTCGAAAGACCCAAAGTAGTTTCTAAATTATTTTTATCACGTTTGAGTGGAGTTTCTCTTTTCAATTTGAGTGATTGATTTTGTTTTCCAGATGAATTAATAATACTGCTTAATTTCCGTGTATCATCATCCACTTTTGTAGTAGAATTTTGTTGTATTGTAAATTGTTTATTTTCTAAAATATCTTTATAAATTATAATATCAGAAGGTAAATTATAGGTAACCCGCGGTGTTAATTTTGATCTAAATTCTTCAATACTTAAAGGTCCTCCAAATGTTTTAAGGGCGTACCGAGAAGGCGCCAGAGAAATATTTCCCAATTTTTCACCCGATCTTTTTCTCAAAAGTGAAATATTTTGACATGTGGTTTGTATTTTATAAGAAGGAAAATGATCTAAATTAAAAGATTTCATACATGACCATGAACAAAAATGTCCCATGGTATAAAATTTATTTAGTTTTTCGCAATATTTATAAGGTAAATGGAGAGGTTCATGTTCACATTCATGGCAACACCACCAACAACAAACCATATTTATATTTAATTAAGTTAAATACTTAACTTTAATATACTTAATTAAAGAAAAATTTATTTTTGTCAATAAAAATGGTCATTGACAAAAATAAAAAAGACAAACTAACAGATTCAGAAAAAAAGAAATTGAAACAAGCAAACAAAGCCAAAGCAAACCCGGGAAAAGCTGCAGCGAACAAGGAAAAAAAACAGGAGCGTCGCAGTAAACAAGAGGCAGAAGCTGAACGCGAAAAACAGGTTAATGACGATAAGAAAGCTCGTAAAGCTAAAGAACTGGCAGATCAAGAAAAAAGAAACAAAGAACAACTGGCTGCCAAAGAATTGCGCCGCGTTCAAATGAAACAGCAGCAGCAACAAGAATCTCTAAGCACTAACCAAACCCAAACCCAAACACAAACTCCACATATTCCCTGAACTATAAAACTCACTAAATTCAGCCAGCATGTCAACTGACTCTTTCTCATTTCCAAACATATCACAATTTGTCAAAATCTCTTTTTCAACTTCTCGTGAATCTACGTCACACACAACTGTGCAATTGTTCGTCATCACTCGTTCGGCAATTTCACATATCGATTGGTCTAAAGTACCATCACAATCTGGTAGACATTTCTGAATAAGATCACGCGTATGTGTATTTTCCTCAAAAATTACATCTACATCACGAACCGGTTGCCTCTTCTCTTTCAAACCCTCTTCAACATTAATTACACCGTCATCAGTTACTTCGTAGTTGCGTTCAGCTTCGTCGCGTTTCGCAGCGTCTTTTTCTTCAAAATCATTAATAATTTCTGGATGGATTTCACAGTCGGAACGTCTACAAGTGTCTTGTGTATCAAGAAGAAGGTCTTGTCGAGGTTTAATTAGGGATTCCCCAGTCTTTTCATCTTTGCAGTGATGGTATATTTCACGTGAATTTTCTATAACTTCCATAATTGAGTCAGGAATTACACATTCCAGTCTGGAAAGAGATGTTATAAACATAGAAATGCAATCACAATCATCTATGCAACGACTTTCTTCCACTTGCTCTTTGCGAGTTTCAATCATCCAATCTTCACAGAAAACGATTTCATCATCTCCTTTGAGAGGGCACCGAGCAAATACACACCCACGTTCTGAGATGCGGGTCAC